GATAAGGCGTTAAAACGATCTGCTAAGACGGCTAAAAAGACTAAGAAGAAGAAATAATGCCTTTTAGTAAGTACAGTAAGAAACAAAAAGCTCTAGCACGTGTTGCTAAACCTCGTAACAAGATAACAGGTGCTGATTTTAAGAAACTTAAGAAAAGAAAGAAAAAGTAATGGGTAAAGTAAATAAAAAAGAATATAAATTTGTAGACGAATTTGTTAAAGCAAAAGCATCTGGCAGACCAATCTCACAAGCAGCAACAGACAGAGCAGTAGAAATACTAAAAGAAATACAAAAGAAAAATAAAAAATTTATGACTGGTAGATAATGGCCATACCAAGGACTACTGGTAAAGGCGGAAACTATCGTAAGACCAAATCTGGTGCTGGTATGACTAAAAAAGGTGTAGCTGCTTACAGGCGGGCTAACCCTGGTAGTAAATTAAAGACCGCAGTCACTGGTAAAGTTAAGGCTGGATCTAAAGATGCCAAGAGACGTAAGTCATATTGTGCTAGATCATTGGGTCAACTCAAAAGATCATCAACAAAAACTAAAAATGATCCTAATTCTAGAATAAGACAAGCTAGAAGAAGGTGGAAATGCTAAGAAAAGGAAATAATTATGGCACATGGTGGTAAAAGACCAGGCTCAGGGCGACCTAAAGGCGTAAAAGCTGGTACAAAAGCAGAACGCTTAGAGAAAATGCTTAACAAGGGTACTGTAACTCCACTCGAATATATGTTAAACATCCTTAATACTAAAAAAACTAGCCCTGAAAAGAAAATGTGGGCTGCAGAAAGAGCTGCACCGTATGTACACTCAAGATTATCTTCGGTTAATAGCACTATTAGTGGTGATGACGATAAGCCTGTCGCTGTTACTATTGGTTGGAGAAAAAAGAAACGTGATTGAGGGTTTGTTATCATTAGCTAACAAAGTTATGACTGCAAATCTACCTCGTGAGTATCAAGGCTTGTTAGAAGGTGATACTGTAAGCACTGATCCACTGATACAAAAGATTATTATGGCAGAAAGCTCTGGTGATCCCAAAGCTGTCAACAAACGCACTGGTGCTAAAGGTTTAATGCAGATTATGGACAACACTGCTAAGAAACCAGGTTTTGGTGTTGACCCATTAGAGGATCCATTTGACCCTGTTGAAAACGTAAGGTTTGGTACACAATATTTTAATGCTATGCTTGACCGTTATGACAATGATACGGTAAGTGCATTAGCAGCTTATAATTGGGGGCCAGGTAATGTTGACAAATGGCGTAAAAAAGGTTCTAACTTTAATAAATTACCGAAAGAAACACAAAACTACATAAACAAAATCCTTAATGACTAAAGTTCTTAATATGTTAGAAAAGATATTAGCTAAACTACAAAGTTGGATTTGGAGAAAACGGTGGAACAAACGTAAGTAATGGAATTAGAAATACCTTACGAACCAAGACCACTACAAGAAAAGATCCACAACGATCTCAAGAGATTTAATGTCATCTGCTGTCATAGGCGGTTTGGCAAGACGGTATTTGCAATCAATCATTTAATTATGACGGCTTGTGAGATACCAAATGCAAGATTGGCGTATATTGCACCGACCTATCGCCAGGGTAAAGCAGTCGCTTACGACTATTTAAAAGAATATACAGAACCCTTAATGAAACTCGGTGGTAAACGTCACGAAACCGAACTGAAGGTTGATCTATGGAATGGATCACGAATTCAAATCTTCGGCTCGGACAATCCAGATGCACTTAGAGGCTTAGGCTTTGATGGTGTATGCATGGATGAGTTCGCTCTAATGTCGCCTAGAGTTTGGACTGAGGTTGTAAGACCTGCAGTATCAGACAAGCTAGGCTATGTTATATTTATTGGTACACCTATGGGACATAATCAGTTCTGGGATGTATATGATCTAGCTGTACGTAGAGGTGGAGATTGGTATGGTAAATTATACCGAGCATCTGAAACAGAAATCATACCTGACTATGAATTAGAAGAAGCTAGGCTTACAATGCCAAGCGACCAATACGAACAGGAATTTGAATGTAGCTTTCAAGCTGCAGTCTCAGGAGCCTTTTACGGAAAACAAATTCAAAAAGCAGAAAAAGAAAATAGAATTACTGATGTTGAATATGATCCAAGTGTTGATGTAGAAACTTGGTGGGATTTAGGTATAGGTGATTCAACTTCTATTTGGTTTGCACAAAGAATTGGAAATGAGATTAGATTGATAGATTACTATGAATCATCAGGTGAAGCATTATCACACTATGCAAATGTATTAGAAGAAAAAGGTTACAGATATGGTAGACATGTTGGACCACACGATATTACTACAAGAGAATTAGGCACAGGTAAATCTAGATTAGAAGTTGCTTATGAATTAGGCTTAGATTTTGAGGTGTGTCCTCGATTAGCAGTTGATCATGGTATTGAAGCTGTACGAAATAATTTAGATAACTGTTGGTTTGATAAAAATAAATGTAAATATGGTATTGATTGTTTGCGACAATACCGTAAACAGTTTGATGATAGAATGCAGACATTTAAAAATAAACCCCTACATGACTGGGCTTCACACGCAGCAGATAGTTTTAGATATGGTTGTTCCGTTGACGGACCAACAAGAACTGACTGGGCTAAACCTATGAATGTAGACACTAGATATATAGTTTAAGGAACAATATGGCAAAAGGTAAACCACTAGACGATTATAACATATCAGGCATTCTTGGAGATCACATCAAGAATAGTTATGGTTTTTATGAATCAGAGCTAACAGACTCAAGACGCAAAGCTAATGAATATTACTTTGGTGAAGGGTTTGGCAATGAAGTAGAAGGCAGATCACAAGTAGTATCTACTGATGTTGCTGATACTATTGAGTCTATATTACCACCATTACTAAGAATATTTACTGCATCAGATAACATTGTTAAAGTAGAACCTGTTGGAGAAGAAGATGTTAAGATTGCAGAACAAGCAACTGATTATCTAAATCATATCTTTAATAAAGACAACGATGGCTTTACTACATTATACACAATGTTTAAAGATGCATTGCTACAAAAGAATGGTATCTGCAAAGTATATTGGGATGACTCAGAAAAAGTAGATAGAGAAACTTATCAAAAATTATCTGAAGATGAGTTTACTATGTTGATTGATGAAGATGGTGTTGAAGTATTAGAACATACTGAGTACAAAGATGAATCATTTTTAAAAGAAATGAAGAAACAAAAAGATGTTCTAGCACAAGCAGAAGATTCATTACAAGCAGATCTAGTGCGTGATGAGTTAAATAAAATTCCTACACCAATGTTACATGATGTAGTTATTTCTAGAACACAAACATTTGGTAGAGTTAAAATAGAACCAATACCACCTGAAGAATTTTTAATTGAAAGACAAGCTAAGTCTTTAAAAGATGCTAAGTTTATATGTCATAAAGTTCCAACTACTCGTAGTGAATTAATTGAAATGGGATTTGATCATGACAAAGTTTACAATCTACCTATTGAAAATAAAGAGCAATACAANTCTGAAAGATCTGTAAGATATAGAAACATAGATGATGACTATGATAGAACTGTTGGTGATACATCTACAGAAGAAGTTATAGTTTATGAATCATATATTAAAATGGATATGGATGGTACTGGTGTTGCAGAGTTAAGAAAAATTACTAGTGCAGGTGAAGGTGGTTATACTATCCTTGATAATGTACCTGTTGATTCACACCCATTCTGTTCTATTACTCCTATTATAGTACCACATAGATTCTATGGTAGATCAGTATCAGAACTAGTAGAAGATATTCAGTTAATTAAATCTACTGTTATGCGACAAGTACTAGATAATATGTACTTAACAAACAATAACAGAGTAGCAGTAATGGATGGTCAAGTTAATCTTGATGACTTACTAACTAATCGACCAGGAGGAATTGTTAGAACTAAAGGCGCACCTAGTCAGGTTATGATGCCATTACAAAATCAAACATTAACTAATCAAGCATTTCCATTACTTGAATACCTAGATACTATTAAAGAAGAACGTAGTGGTATTACTAAGTATAACCAAGGTATGGATACTGATACACTAAATAAAACTGCATCAGGTATAAATACTATTCTATCACAGTCACAAATGCGATTAGAGTTAATTGCTAGAGTATTTGCTGAGACAGGTGTAAAAGATATATTTAAAAAGATGTTTGAACTAGTAGTTAAGTATCAAGACAAAGAAAGAATTATTAAAGTTAATAGTAGTTTTATTCCTATGAATCCTATGGAGTGGAGAGATAGATGTAATGTAACTATTCATGTTGGACTAGGTACAGGATCAAGAGATCAACAACTATCTATACTAAATGCTATACTTGGTAGACAACTAGAAGCTATTAAACTTCAAGGATCTGCACAAGGACCAGTAGTTAATTTGAACAACATATATAATACACTAGCTCGTATCATTGAGAATGCAGGACTTAAAGATGTTGGATCATACTTTACTAATCCTGAAGTTGGTATGCAACAAATGCCTCCTAAACAACCACCTCAACCTACTGAGTTTGAGAAAGTATCACAGATACAAACGCAACAGAAAGCTGCTGCAGCTCAAATGAATAATGATCATAGAATGCGTGAGATGGAACTTAAATATCAAAAAATGATATTAGACTTTGAAGCTAAAGTTAAAGAGTTAGAACTTAAATATCAATCTGATATAGATGAGAAGGCTATAAAACGTGAAGCATTAGAGATGAAAGGTATTACAGATACCAATAAACAAATGCTTGACGCAGTTACTAAAAATTTGTTAGAACCAGAAGAACAACAAACACAAGTAGAAATAAATGTCGGACCTACAACTAGAGAGCAGTAGAGGCTCAAGAGCAAAAAATATTTTAGAAGATGAGTTGTTTCAAGAAACTTTAGAAACATTGAAGCAATCTTATACTGAAGCAATATTTCAAACAGGACCAAATGATGAACTTGCAAGAACCAAAATATATCTTGCATATCAAATTTTAGGTAAGTTTGAAAACCATTTCCGTACTGTTATGGAAACTGGACAACTTGCAAGTAAACAATTAGAGGAACTTCGCAAGAAATAGCACCACCCATCTTGGAGTGCTTTATATAACACCAACCACAAAGGAGTGTACACATGGCTGATGAAGCTACAAATGTATTAGGCGCTGCAAAAACCTTATCAGGTTTGATGCAAGGCTTGACTTCTGAGCCAGCACCTGCTGAGCCAGAACAAACAACTGAAGAAGTTGTAGAAGAACCAACTGAAGATAACATACCTGTAGAGGATGTAGAAGAAGTTGAAGTAGCTGAAGAAGCTACAGATGACGCTGAACAAGATATTAACGAAAGTTCAGAGGAGCCTGCATATACTGTCAAAGTAGACGGTAGTGAAATGGAGGTGACCCTTGATGAATTACTTCGGGGATACCAAAGAGAAGCAGATTACACACGCAAAACATCAGAACTATCTTTAGAGAAATCAAAGTATAATGATTTAATGCAACAATCTCAATCTGAGATTAATAACAAATTGTCTAAACTTACTGATCTTACAACTGTAGCTCAACAAGAGTTACAAAGAGAGTATAGCAATATTGACTTTGAAAAACTTTACGAAGAAGATCCAACAGAAGCTGCACGCTTAGAACATAAAATGCGTAAACGAGCAGAGAATCTGTC